TGTAGAAGAGGTAAAGAAGTGTGATTTTATGAAAAATGCAGATGAGTTTCTGGATAAACAGTATGAATCAAATAAAATCCGTTATGTAGGAAAAAATACCCTGGGAGATTATTTTACACAAGAAACCGCGAACGTAAGTCAAATAGAAACCTATTTTCGTAAAATGATAAATATCCACGAAACAGTTTTGACGGGAATAATGAAGTTAAATGATGCAAATATAATGCATTTTGATATAAAAGAAAATAATATCATATGTAAAAATAAATCGGGGCGACCAATAATAATAGATTATGGAATATCGGTAGACACGACAAACATAGCATCTGTAACGGAAGATGCCCGTAACGTGTTTTTTTCTTATACAGATACTTATCCCTCATGGTGTTTAGATATAGTGATGATAAATTATATGGTAAATAATAGTAAAAATGCAGATATAAAACAAACAAGTATCAATGCATGGCGTGACGAAAAGGCATCTGTAGAGAGTACGGAGGAAGTGATAAGTAAGTATATAGAAAATAATCAAGGTATAATAGATGTTTTAACGAAAGAGGAGAAAGAGAAATACAAGGTAGATATGATAGCCTATTATAAACCATTAGTAGAAGGTGGCATGATGAATATTCCAACAAGAGGAAATGTATACGATGAATTAATAAAATATCATAAAAGCTGGGACAATTACGGTGTAGCAATAACATTTTTAATGTTATTACATGATTTAAAATTACAAGAACATGTAAGCGGTATTCCATTTATGAAGGAATACACCAGTATAATGAAGGAAATTATATTGTCACCACCGAATAAACGTCCAACCGCAGGAGAAACAATAAAAAAGATGGCGGCATCATTGTCCCGCGTGAGTCGTGTAGAACAAGAGAAGATGAGAAAGGTATTAACGCCCGATTTTCGTAATCCTCAAAATATCAAGGAACGTAGAAAAAAAATGGCAAATGTAAAAACTGAATCTATAAAACAAACATTGGTATTAAATGAGAAAAAGAATATTCAAATGAAAAGGGCGGATGCAAAGAAAACAATAGATGTAGAATGATTACATAGGATATGTAGAGAACCATGAATATAAATAAGTTGATAAAGGTAAATACCTATGTTTATCAACACTAAAAACGGCGGCGTCATAGGGAGAGCAAACATCATAGGTTTGTTTCTCAATAATATCAACGAAATCGTGTAGTAGATGTATAGAACTCCCCGAGAGTACCCTATTTTTTGTATAATCCATAATAGAAGAAACACAAATAGTGTGATGTGTGGCAATATTCCAGTAAAAAACATAAGGTGCAACATCAAATCCATTTTGTATAAATAGGTCTTTCACATTGGGAAAAAGTTGATGTAGATGAGAATCATTATTATGTGAAAAATCACTAACAAATAGAATATTTAAATTGTCAACAAATCGCGTAGTAGAATAACTGCCTTTAATGCCTTGTATGATTAAATTAATAGAAGTATGTTGTATTAATGGAGAACCATGTATAGGTGCAATAGATGTGAAAAGGTTCTCTACAATGTCAACAAATTCATCGGTATGATGGAATTGAATCCAAACTGATGAATTTGCAACAGCAATAACTCTGGAATCAATAGAACTGTTACAGGCAACTGATAATGCAATGCCAATCGCATTATAAAATGCATTGGTATCATTATAAACCATAGTTTGAGAAACATCAATAACAGGAATAGTGAATTGAAATGCACCTTGTTTGAAATGCCGCATCATTTGTTTCCACAACTGATTTAATGAGGTACGCTGCCGAACAATAGAATCGTTTTGATTAGGAATATTAATAATTCTGACAGCATGTTTAATAAGAGAATCAAAGGTAGGTAGAGAACCAACGAATAATTTATTATGAAATAGAATATTTGTAGCATATTTGTCGCAAAAATCGGTATGATATGAGGTGAGTTTATCAAAATGTTTCATATGGGTTCTCTGGTTAACATTAATAGGTTCAATATCATTCCATAAAGATTGTGTCATTTTAATTTCAGGGGTGAGTAATTTTTTATTTAAATAGGAAATTTGTTTACGGAACCTGCACTTACATTTTGTGATAGCTTTAAGCTTGGAGTCATAATTTGTAGAAGAATTAAGAATATAAGGATAAACTTGTTTTGCCCAGTGAATAGCAATGGGTTCAAATAACCAACTATATTTTTTCTTTTCACGAGGAATCCACTTAGCAACATTAGAAATATAACGTGTATCCATGGCATGTTCTGTAAATTTCCAAGTATGATTGTCAAAGATAACTTGTTTGACAATAAGTTCAATACAAAGTTCAACTAAGGCATGTTGGTCGCCTTGTTTAGAGAAATTACGAATGAAATCACATAATCCAATTGCATCTTTCCAAGAACCACATAGAGTTAGAGAACAATATTGTGGGGAAAATTCTTGACAAATATGGTGAGAAATAGTAGGAATAATTTGATGTAATGCATAAATGGCGAGTATAGGATAAACTTCATAAAATGCAGTAATAAGAAGATAAGTTAATTTCCGTTCTCCTTTCCCGTAAGAAATATCCCTTGTAAATAAAATGAGCTTGTAGTAGTTATCTAAGATTTCAATGTACTTAAGATCTTTTGGATTGTTTTGTATTTGTTTTTTGAGGAGAGAGAGAACCTGAACAAAACGATGAAATAATAATTCAAAATCATCTGTATTAAGCTTTTTTGTGAGATTAAATTGAAAAAACACGAATTGTTCTCTAAAATGAGAAATATAAGAGGATGATGAATTCACAATAAATGGCGGGAAATCCTCTGGTCTATGAATATATGCGGGTATATCCATACTGGCTTGTAATATAATGAATGGTGTAACCTAATATTTATATTGTTTACAATGATTATGCACGGTGTTTTCGTGTTCGGCGTGGTTTGGTATTTTTCTTGTGTATAATTTTTTCATCATTTTTATCTACAATACGTACCTTTTTAGTGCTTCTATGAGAACTTGTAGGTTCAGGTTCTCCATGGTCTTGTAAAAAAGATTGTTTTAATGCAGATTTTAATGTGATGTTATGTTTTTGAGTAGGTATTTCTTGGAAGAAAAAGTAAAGAGTATTCATGGAATGAAAAATGAATATGGAAGAAGGAATATTGATAGAATCAGTAATAGAAGTTTCTTTAAAGAACGAGTTATTAGTAAGATTTGCATCATCAATTTGTGAGAATGATTGAATTTGTTCTGGTTCAATGTCAACAATATTGGTAAATAGATTGGTGAATTTGTATTTGGATATAGGTGTACGTAATTTTTTAGTTTGTATAATTTTAAGCAAAGAATCGGGTGAAATTGTAGATTGATTGACAGGTTCTCTTTGCAATGGTATAATTTCGCGTACAATTTTATCAATGTAGTTATTTTGATTGATATAAATAAAAATCCCAGAAATAGAGTCCATAGGTTCTCTGGAATAATTATTTTGTATATCTTGAACTCGTTTTTCTTGTTGAATCCATGATGTGTCTAAATAATCATCGTCATCAATATCATGAGTAGGAGGGGTAGTATGTGATAGAGTCATAAGTAATTAAGTAATTAAATATTTTATTATAGTTTTGTTACATTTTGATTTGTAATATTAAACATATTAGACAAACAATATAAACATGAATATGTATAACATATTGGCTCGACACCGCATATATTAGTGACTATCATCAAAATACAATTCTAGTAATCACGGGGTGATACTATAGTATTTTGTTTAGTATTAAATTGGTAAATTATAAAGTAAATCAAACTCATGTTTGATACCCGCCAGTTTGATGCAATAAAAATATGGTAGTTTATAACCATATTAAAAAATGTATTCTACGAAAACATATTCGAGCCAGCAACCTACTATGTAGGTTTATTAGAGTAGATTCAGAGTAGCTGAACAATGAGTGTAAATGTTATTGAAAATGTAAAAAGTGTATATATAATAGCATGTAGTGAATAGATTATCATTATAAATACAATATAATGATAATGTGGTGTACTATAGAAAATTGAAAAAAATAAATGGCATAAATAGTAGTAAAGATAGTAAAGAAGAATACTCTAATATCGTATGACTCCCCTATGTATCCCCCGTGTAGATGCATCAGTAACGATAGAATACATAAAAAAAAAGATAAATGGACTGAATATAGGTCATATTCGCGAGATTCGTGAGATTCCGTTGAGAAATGATCCAACCCATAAAAGAATATTAATGCGATTTTATTGGAAAGAACAAAATAGTAGGTCATTGGAATTGCAAAGGAAGATGGAGGAATTGGGTTCATTGAAGGTAGTACATGACATGCCTTGGTATTGGAAATTGGTAGTGGCTCAATAGATTAGTTGTTATGTGTATTACATTTTGTTATAATTAAAGTACCGTTTTTTTCCATACTTCAAAAAAGTTATTATAACAGGGACCCCACCCTCCACTTTCAGTATAATCTATATAAAACCCATTCTGTATTAATATTTTATCAATATAAATTTTGTGTGATATGTCCTTATAATCATTTTCCATAATAATTAAATTTATATTATCTAATATTTCAGGCATATCTGTTAAAATATAAAAAAATGCACCCTCGCAATCTAATACTAATGTATCAAAATCAATATTGTATTTAGTTTTTACTTCATCAAAAGTAATAGTATTAACCCAGGAATAACCATCTTGTAAAGTATCACTGGGCATAGTGTCCCAATTACGTTGAATTAATTTTCTATTTGATAATGCAGAAGATTCTATATAAAAATTAAAATTATTTAAATTTCTATTTTCTGTTAATTGATTTGCTATATTCACATCACTTTCTAATGTTAAAAAATTATTATTATTTTCTAAAATATAAGCGATAACTAACGAATTTCTTCCTATATTTCCACCAATTTCTAAAACATTTTCATTTCCAGTTAAATATCTAAGTACCATTTTCTGTTCTGGTAATTCTTCATTAAAACTACCATAATTTATTTTTAATTTAGAATGTATACATTTTATTTTATCATCATAATATGTAGTTGTAGTTGTAGTTATTATATTAGTCATTATATTTATTTTTATTTCTGTAAATTCATCGTATTCGGTAATACAATTATTGTTTTCAATAATTATTTTTTTATGAATTCCAAATAATGGGTCTGTAAAATAATAACTTCTATTTATATCATAGGGTGGAATTGTAATAATATTATTATATGTTAATTTATCTATACAGATATTCGTAACATCAATAGAATTATTAGTGATACCGTAGTATATTTTCATATATATATATTTATATAAAAGTTAATTTATAAATTCATTGAATTTATAAATTTATAGAGGATTTACAATTAATCCATCACCGCCTCTTTTGACATTATATACATTATTCATAGGCGAAAGTCTTGCATATGTATGATTTTTTGAAAAATTATAAATAGCATTTTCCATAAATCCTTGTTGTAAAATGGGGTTTAATATTTCGTGTTCTAATCCATTACGAAATCCAAAAAACTCACTATTGTTCCATACGATATCGTGATTTACTTGTGATTGAAGAACTATGTCAACATCTTCTAAATTGGATAATATATTCTCAAACCTGTCTGTATTTGAATCTATATAATATCTGGCAGTGACTTTTAGTATATGAGTATACTCTTTTAAATCTTCTTTAAATTGTCCCATAGCAAAAAGAATAGATTTAGCTTCATATTGAGATGATGAGGGTTCATTTTGTAAATCAAATGAGCATACGTTTAATCTTGTATTCTTAAACTCAGGAAAGGTATAGCCACTGCTTTCAACAATGAAAATAGGTAGATTAGTATTATTTAACCAACTATCAATTGCTTTTAAATAATAAGACATTTTTAGGTCATCTTGATTATTATTTCTAACACAAGATGTGAGTAAAATAGCAAACTTCATATATTAATAAAATAGAAAAATTAATGTTTATACCATTTAATAGAATTACGAATAATATCATAATCATAAGTAGAAACATAAGAATGAGTATCTAACAAACTATAGGAAAGTATTAATCTGTTTTCTTCCATAATAAGCCCAGTACAGAATTCCACCATTTTGTCGCCAAGTTTAAATGATTCACTGTGTCGTTTTAAATTCATATTTAAATCAAACACCGCAAAAAAGTGTTGATAATTATAAATCGGACTACCAGTCTTTAAGTGTCTATTATTTTGTGCTTTGTGAAGTACAAACCATATTTCATTATCAAAATGACAACCAACAGTAGAACCTCTTGCATTTTGAAAAAATTCAGGCATATCTGTTTTGGTTTCAATAATATCCAGTTCATATGAATCATAATTAATGCAACCGATTTGTAAAGGATACCAATCATAAACAACTGATAATTTCGTTTTATATTCAAACATAGCCCAATTTTTTTCAGCTTTAATAGTTTTATTGACATTATAGTACGTAGGATTAATATATGTTTTATTTAAATTATATTCAGTATCATCAATTATATATTCATTGCTACATACATATGGGCGTTTTAATATTGGATTAAATCTGGTAGCTAAATAGAGGTGTTTATTATTGAATTTAATAATCCGTATATCTTCAATTCCTCTACTTATAAAATTCTTTTCAATTTCATAATTTTCTGTTAAATCGATTTCATTAGATATTTTTTCAAAAAGGTTATCAACCGTAAAACGGCTATTTAAAGAAATCCATTGATTTGATATAACATGTTTGCTTCCATTTTCATTGTAATTATAATTAATCCATCTTAAATTAACAATATATTGATTACTATTGTTAGGGTCTTGTATAATAGTAGGTGTTCCCGAAAAAAAAGTATTAAATTCAGTTTTGTAAGACTTAGTAAAATTTTTAGTATATTTTGGTAATAAGATAGGATAATTATAAATATTTACACTGTTCCATAACGAACTATAATGTTTATTAGCTTGAGTTTTGTTTTGTTCAGATCTATATTCATTGTAACTGGTTAATAAATTTTGTTTGTTTTTTGTATATATTATACTATTTCCAATATTTTCAAGTTTTAATTCATTAAACACTTTATCCGTATTTAATGTATAAATTAATGCAGGGCCAGTAACTGCTAATGAATTAATATCAGTATAATTCTCAAAAAAGCAATTATTAACAATTGTATAAATAGCTTTATATAAAATTTGATTTTTTGGAAGACAAGAAATTAATGCTTGATAAATACCATTTACTTTTTTCCTATTTGGTAGAGCTGTTCCATGTGATATATCTTTAACCCAATATTCTTGGTCGGTTAATTCAATTAATTTAAAATTATTAATACATTTAAACTTAATATCCAAATAAATCCCACCGTGTATATATAAAACACAATATCTCCATAAATCAGCTTTATATGCACCTGGTTTTAATTTATCAAATGCCCAAAGAATATCTTCATGAAAATGTTCGCGAATAAAATCTCTGCACATTTTGTCATCATATAAATAATGCGTAAATTCGGGGTTTTGTCTTTTTAATAATTCAACATTTTCTTTCATTTTTGGCGGTAAATCTAATGTATGCCACGTTTGAAATAAATTTAATGGAATAATTCTGGATTTTGTTTTTATTACATCATTCATATTAACGTCCGGTTTAATAGGCATTGGTGAAGTTTCTCCGTATACTCGTGTAACTTGTGGTTTTGGAATATCTATATTGTTAGGTTTATTTTTACTATTTTTATAAAATTTTGCAAGACGTTTTTGTTTATTTTCTTGAATAGAATTATTTACATGTGTTTTAACTGTTTGAATCATAATTAACTATAATAATAATATAAAATAAAATCATTAATCGTCGGTAAAAAGGAAATGAAAATATTTATCTAAAACTGGGTTAATATTATCTAACCTTTTATAATGAAGTTGTCTTCTCCATAAACAAAACAGCCAAATACAAAGACGATTAGATTCTCTTTCAGCATGTTTAATTTCATTCGTAAAAATATCTTCCATGCAGCCATATGCAGTGCGATAATCATTTAATTCAACTTTTAATTTTTCTTTAATTTCATATAAGAAATTCAATCTTTTTTGTTCCCGTTGTTTATCCCTCATGCATTGTTGTAGAATATTGGCATTCATAAAATCAATATCATTTTCTTCTTTATCCCATTTATGCAATATAAACCGAATTTCATTTTTAATATCTTTGAATTTTAATATCATAATTTGTCTATGATTTTCTAATTTTTTAATAAAAGAAAAAATATTAACGTGACAAATGATGGGAAAAAGAGTTTTAATTTCGGCAGGAACAAGAATTTTATTAATTTCTTTCATTTCATTCATTTTTTCTTCAATAACTTTGAGTTGTGACATGGCCAACGCCTTTTTCTCATTGTCTGTGTCCATAAGAACCATTTTACTGTTTGTCATTTCAAGGGATGCTTCTAATTTATCATAATGGTTGGCTAATTGTAAAAACATATTCGTAGAAGATTCAAGCTTTAAAAAGTTCATAAGAGCAATAAGTAGAGCAACAGAAGCATTTAATGTGGTTAATACTAATTTATAATCAGTATTATCATCATAAAGTAAATCAGCAAATACAGTGATGCCACAGGTAATAAAAAGGGATGGAATCATTAAAATATTCAACCTCCATTGAGATAAAATTTTAGATTGTATGTATACATTTTTCTGTCCCTTCATGAATGTAGTCAAAATATCAATTTCACTGGAATATTTATTTTCTAATTCCATGTCGTAATATTTATCCAATGTTTTTTCCACATCATGGAAAGCCAATTGTTTAAATTTGGAAGGGCGTTTATGTGTATTCGCTTTATGTTTGCGTTTAGTAATAGTTTTTAAAGAAATATTGGAATTAGAAATGTCTTCTAAAGAAATTTGTTTTCGTAAATTGGAATTATTAGTAGAGGTATCGGCATCACAGTCGCTATTATTAGAGCTCGCGCTACGACTCCCATAATTAGATATAGTCATAGGACTATCACACCGAGTAATATTATTTTGTAGAATAATAGAACAATCATCATTCGCATGTTTGTAATCATTCCGTAATTTATACAGGTCATTATTAGTAATTTGTGTAAAATGTGAATCAGTATATTCAATTAAGTTAGTTTCTTCCTGAATGGGACCTAAGTCAAGTTCATTAGAATCGCGTACATCAATATGAATATGAGTGGGAGAGTTTTCTTGTCCTGAAGAGTCAGATGTAGATTGATTAGAAGTAGCATATTGCGAGTTATCCGTATCAATATTGTTATCGTTCATAATGATTATTATATTCGTGATAAAAAATTGTAGAACTACAAACGAAAAATTGATATTTATTTACATCTTTGTAGATAAATATAACAACCATGAATATGACAAATATTCCAACAACTAAGCAGGTTCTTCGTGCAAATATAAATGATTATAGAAGACAATTACGTCATTTTATAATGACATCACGTTTTAATAATACAACATGGAGTGAGAATGTTTATTTTCGCGAAAAACAACAAAAGATAGGTTGTATATATTGTTCTCCCAATCCAGTAACTGTAAATATCCCTCACGAATCAATATTGTTTATTTTAGAGATGAATAATGATGACAATAAAATTTGTGGAGTAGGTATGGTGATGAACAACCCGAGAATAAATAAATACTCTGTGTATGAAAATGGGAATTATAATCGTTATTCGTTTATTGGAAAATGTCGTATAGACCGTAATGAAATGACGGAAGAAGAAAATACAATAATGAGGGTATTTGATATATTATGTTTTACGGGGAATCGTCATATGAAACGTGGACAAGGGTTAACGATGTTTCCAGTAGATATGTTATATAAATGCAATAAGCAGCTGGATTTAGTAGAATTCATACGTAATATGTTCAAATCGCGTTTTACAAAACAAAAATAAACAAAAGTATTCAACTATGTAAAATATATAAATGTTTGTATACGGATATATTAAAGGTTGTAAAAATGTCAAGTAAACAAGGATTGTATGATATTCAAGAATATACCGATAATGAATTATATGATATATTAGATTTAGTAAATCCAAGTGACCGTGAGTTAGAAGCGAAAATATTAATGGAGATTCATAAATATGAAAATATAAATACCAAATCAGCTCGTAAATTGGCAATATTTTTTGATGAGATATATAATCATTTTTTTGAAACAGAAGAAGATGTAGTAGAGGGGTTTGAAAGTGATGGTGACGGCGAATACGCCTCGGGTGGAAATGAAGTGTCTGATGCAAAAGAAAAATATAAATTACGTGACCAAGATTCAAGAGATGCAGGTCAAGATACAAAAAGGTTCCAAGATACAGATAAGGCAAAAGAGGCAGCCGCTATAGAAAATAGATTAGCTAATGCAACAAGTTCAAAAGATTTTTTTGATAGCTTTGATACGGACAATGCAACCGGAAAAGAAGATACCGCACAAACTGTAAAATTCAGGGACGACCGTGAAGGTGATAGTTCATTAAAACAAATAGGTTCTACTGAGGTTTATAATCAATCAAATATGTCGCCTGATAATTTCCAAAATTCTCAAGTAGGATATACCAGAGAATTAGATTATTCAAGAGGAAAGTTAAATCCAATAATGAAGGAAACTACCAAACGTATTATTAGTATAGATAGTCAATATCGTAGCGACAAACGAACATTTTCAACCGATTTTACGTTTAATTTATCGGAACCATTAAAAGATGTAATATCGTTAAGATTATATTCGGTTCAAATCCCATATACGTGGTATACAATAGGAAAAGCATACGGAAATAATTTTTTTTATTTCAAGGGACGTACGCCCGGAATTGATACTGATTATCATGATATAAAAATAGAAATATTAGCAGGAAATTACAAACCAAGTGAATTAATAGATACGGTTAATAGCAGTATTAATGTAATTAAGGCAAGTACAACAGACATATCATTGGGAAACACACAATTGTCATATAATCCTAATACATCATTGACAACTTCAGTAATAGATTTAAAAAAAAGTTACAATGAAAGCAGTTATGTATTGAATTTTTTCGAACCATCAACTCCCGACGAACCATCAATTCATTCTTATTTGGGATTTATAGATACAGAATATAATAGTCGTAACATTCGTTCAAAAATAGACACATACAATCTAACAGATAATTTTAATGTAACGGAAAATAATAATTATTTTACGATAAATGTATATCAGGATAACAGTACAACGGTAAATAATAGTTTCGATATTTCAATAACTCCTAATACATATACCCGTGAAACCCTAATTACTACGGTAACTACTGCATTAAGTAATGAAACCAGATTAACTAATACTAATTGTGGTATAAGTGCAGATAATACGTATATAGACATGTCATTACAATTAGCTCGTGCTATAAATGGGGTTAATTCAAGTACCAAAACCGAAGTTGTTTTTTACGAACAACAACATTATACTGTTGATTTTATAAATGGATTATTTTCTGGTATGGGTAGTATAGATATATTTGAAAATATTGGAACGGGAATAAGTAGTATAATTAATATTTTAGTAATTAATCAATTAAAACAAACTGTAGATGCTTTAAATAGTAGTGCAAATAGTAATCCAAATGGTTTAATAGGTATTATTACCGATGGAACATATACCGCTTTGGAAACAACTACAAATGGTAATGGACTTGGTGCAACATTAACTGTTGTTGCCTCGGGAAATGAAATAACCAGTGTAACTGTAGCTTTCCCTGGTACTGGGTATATGATTGGTGACACACTTACTGTTGATAAGAGTTTACTTGTTGGGCGTAGTGCAGATTTAATATTTACATTGCAAAGTGATGATTTCGATACCAACCCAAACCCTGTAATGGTTGCAAAAGAACAACATATTTTTACAATAAAAACAAAATTTCATAATGGAGGTATAAATACAAATTATAATAATGCAGAAGTAATACATAATATCATTTTAGATAATGCAATAGCAGTAGATTATAGTTTATCGGCTTTATATAGTGTTATAGAATCAACAATAAAGGCTTATCAATATAATGGTGTAAATATATTTGCGGATACGACAGTAAGTGCAGCTGGACTAATGACATTAAAAATTAATGCAGATGATAAAATATGGACAAATGATAATTCTTGTTTTGGATTTGAAAATACTCAAAATCGTTTAAATGAAATTCTTAGTGAAACAGAAGCAACTGAACAAAGTGGTAGTTATACAATAACAACAATACCTTATGTACATTTAATTCCAAATACAGACATGTATAATGATGCGAGTTTTAATGGTATGAATGATTTATCTTTTACTATACCAAGATTTGGTAATAAGAATTTAACCGAGTATATTGATGTAATTAACGAAAGTATACGTACATATGATTTGAGTAACAATAATGTATTTAATACACAAGGTAATACTTCCTTTGATTATACTACCGCTTATCCAAAAGGTACCCATGCTTATTTACAAAATCAACTATTCCAAATGTATTTTGATGTTGATAAGGTATTTGATGAAACGATGTACGAAGTTGATTTATCTGGTAGTATATTTTATGAAATATTAACTGAAGGAAAGCAGGTTAGTACAATGTTTCCAGGGGTTGATCAAAATAATCGAATAATTACTGATGTTTTGGAGCCAACTTATACAACTACAACTGACTTCAATACCTACAAAATTAAGGAAGATACAATAATTTTTACTATTCGTCCGAGATTGTCAATATATTATAATACATTAAATGGTAATGAGAAAGAAGGAGATACCGTATTTACTATAGGAAATATAAACTATAGTGATGATGATGGTAATCAATTCACATTAGGTGCCGATTTTAAAAATTTTCAAGTATCTAAAATAATAGATCTATTTATAAGACCTGCAATAATTAATTATAAAGATCCACTATCAGGTAAAAATACTTTTAGAGATATAGTTATTAGTCAAGAGACGCATCCAGATGGGACAAGATTTAATATTTCTTTACAAATTAGTATTAAAAAAACCTTGAGTGCGAATAATTATGACGTTCATTTTAAAGACCAAGATCCAAATGGCTTTACTTGGAATACAAATTTATACATATCGGATGAGTTAACCGGTGATAATTCTATTGATACATCAAGCTATAATATTGTTGATATGAATGAAAATTATAAAATTTATGATAGTAGCGGAGTATTATTTGATATAAGTGGAAGTGAAATAGATAGTAGTGGTAATATATTGGAGGTTAATGGTAATATATTGGATGTTGATGGAACTATAAATGATGTTAATAATGGTAATATACAAGTATCCGGCCGTATTATTTATACAGTTACACCAGAAGGAAATGTAAAGATATCAGGAACACAAAAGTTGATATCTCATGTTGGGTTGGACATTAATCGTTTTAACAATACAATCACAATTAAAGCCATAGAAGATGGTGTAGCAACAACCACTAACCAAAATGATGTAATAATTACATTACCAATTGGTACTTATTTTCGTGATACATTGTTAGCTGAAATAAATAACCAGATAACTCAAGCATCATCAACATATTCTAATATATCTGGAACAAAATTAGAATTGCAACGTATAGATAATAAATACCGTATAAAAATTGTAATGAACATAGCTCGTGAATATGGTACAAGTGATTTTAATCTGATATTTTTTGATGATGAAAGTTTTGCAACATGTGTATCTGGTGCGTCAAGTATACAAAATACCACATGGGATACAACGATTGGTTGGATAATGGGATTTCGTGAATATACAACGTATGATATGTCTGCAACTGGTACAGAGGAAGATACTGTAGTAGATTCTGTTAATGGAAATGAGATAACAATTAAAGGTGATACAGGTTTAAGTACGAATTTGTATAATTATTTTTTGATTTGTTTAGATGATTTTAACCAAAGTCATTTGAATGATGGATTGATAACCATTACGAATAGTGATACAACTATTCCGTTACCGTCGTATGCAAATCGTAGTAATTTTGTATGTGACCCAGTAACTGGTGAAAAGGTATATAGTGTAGTTAATGACAATGTAACCAACCGATTAACTGAAAAACAAATATATGCAACACAAGTTGCGGCAAACTCAACAAATCAAGATAGTTCTATTGGAACTTCTGTCAGTACAAAAAGTTATGGGTCGGGACCATTTGTAACTGATGTTTTTGGATTAGTACCAATGAAGATATCTGGTTTACAAAATGGAAGTTCGTATGTAGAATTCGGTGGAACATTGCAAAATCAAGAACGAAGTTATTTTGGACCAGTAAATATAAATCGTATGTCGGTAAAATTAGTGACTGACCGCGGTAATTTGGTGGATTTAAACAAAGCAAATTGGTCATTTTCGCTTATCTGTGAAACATTGAACAAGTTGGAACCTGGAACATAAACATGATTTTGGTAAATTTAGTCAACAATCAACTCCTGAAATATATGTGTGTATAATATATCAGTAATATTTATAAATAAATGTCTCAAGGTGATTATTTAAAACGAAAACAAGTAGCTCATGCGTTACGTATTGATGGCGGAAATACAAATAACAATCAACCTGCGGTATTTGGCTCACATGATTTGTTAAAATATAAACAGTATCAAATTGTAAACGATGATTCCAGTACAACTGTAAATTATAACTTAATTAAACCAGCTGACACAAAGTTGGTTTTTGATATGGAACGAAAAGTGGCAAATTGTCCCACTTTCGTTGTTTGCAAGGATACCGATACTCGCCCAAATCGTGTATTAACTGCCGATACAGACTGTAAAGTGCAAATACATCCTTTATCTTGGGAAGCTATG